TCTTCTTTACGAAGTGTTGACCCTGAGATTCCTGTTTATATGAGAGCAACAGGAAATCCTGGAAATGTAGGTTCACAATGGGTAAAAGAAATGTTTGTTGACCCCGCACCTGCAAATACAAGATTTGAAATAGAAATTAAAACTCCTGTAGGAATAAAAAAAATTACAAGAAGATATATTCCTGCTAAGCTACAAGACAATCCGTACTTGATGCAAACAGATGATTACTATGCAATGTTGGCATCATTACCTGAAGTTCAAAGAAAACAATTCTTAGAAGGTAATTGGGAAGCGTTTGAAGATTCATCTTTTCCTGAGTTTAATAAACAGCTTCATGTCGTTAAACCTTTTGATATACCTAGAAACTGGTTAAGGTTTAGAGCGGCTGACTGGGGGTATAGTTCACCAGCTTGTTGTTTATGGTTTGCAATAGACTTTGATAATAATTTATTTATTTATCGAGAACTCTATACACAAAAGATTACAGCCGATATCTTTGCTAGAAAAGTTTTAGAAGCAGAACAAGGTGAACATATTCGATACGGTGTACTGGATAGTTCTACATGGGCAAGACGAGGTGATATAGGGCCTAGTATTGCAGAGACAATGATTCAAGAAGGGTGTCGATGGAGACCTTCGGATAGAAGTCCAAGAAGTCGTGTCGCAGGTAAATTAGAATTACATAAAAGATTACGACCCGATGAAGAGACAGGATATCCTTCTTTATTTATTTTTGATAATTGTATTAACTTAATTAGAACATTACCCATGTTACCTGTCGATAAAAATAATCCTGAAGATGTGGATACTCATGCAGAAGACCACGCTTATGACGCATTACGTTATGGATGTATGAGTCGACCTATTCATCCTGTATCAAAAAAGTTTCAAGACTTTGGTGTTGGGCAAACAAGAGACTTTAAACCTGCAGATAAAGTTTTTGGATACTAATGGCTAAAGAAGTTAAAATAGGATATCAAAATTATACAATAAAAAATTTAGATTCTATCGTTTCTAAATGTAATGAAATTAATGGACAATTTCTTGCTTCAGATAGAATCATCGCTTTATCATCAACAGAAGATAATATATCTCATACGAATACTTTGATACATGAAATATTACACGGTATTGTATATCAATGGGGAATAGATTTAGACGATAAAGATGAAGAAAAGATTTGCAACACTATTGCAAATGGACTAACGACTGTATTAGTAGATAACCCTTGGTTACTACCTTACATACAGAAAAACTTAAAAGGAGAAAAATAAAATGGCAATAATGAAAACATACAAGATGGGAGACTTACCTGAAGATAATATGGGTTATGGCAAAGATGCTAAATCCCCTAAAACTTCAAACGTCAATGTCGTAAAGAAAGGTTCACCTCTTCCTAAAGACGGTGAAGGTATGCATGACGTTTCTTATCCAAAGGGTAAATCCAAATCTGGTGTAGACGCAAAAGTATTTAAATTAGCTGACGAGAAAGATTACTAAGAGGTATATATGCCACACTCAAATATAGGTAGTGGTGCGTATTCTGAAACCGATAACGTAGAAGCATTAGAAGATAAAAAGGATAATAGCTTTGACAATATTGGTTACGTCATTGAAAGCCGATTAAAAGAATCAGAACAAGCACGTCTCTATGATGAAAAGAGATGGTTACGTGCTTATAGAAACTATAGAGGTATCTATGGTTCTGATATGGCTTTTAGAGATTCAGAGAAATCTAAAGTTTTTGTTAAGATAACAAAGACAAAAGTATTAGCAGCCTACGGACAATTAATCGAAGTATTATTCTCACAGGGTAAATTTCCTATTGGAATTAATCCGACAAGTGTACCTTATGGTATTAAAGAATATGCTCACGTTAAATCCGATAATGCCCCTGAAGAAGAAAATCAGAGGATAAATGATATCTATGGTTTTGCAGGAGATGGTAAAGACTTACCTCCCGGTACAACAACTAATGATATCTTAAATGGTTTAGAAAAAAAATACGGTGATGCTAATATAGGCTCTGGACCTGCACCTGATTTGCAGAACATGATGCAGATAGAACCTGCTATGGAAACTGCAAAGAACATGGAAAAGATTATCCATGACCAATTAGAAGAAACACATGCAATATCTGTCATGCGACATGTATTGTTTGAAATGTGTTTATTAGGAACAGGTGTTTTAAAAGGCCCTTTCAATTATGAGAAGGCACAACATCGATGGGTAGCAAGTGAAGATGGTGAAAAAGAATATGCACCTGATACACGATTAGTACCAAGAGTTGAAGCAGTTAGTTGTTGGGATTTATATCCTGACCCTGATGCTGTTACAATTGATGATGCTGATTATGTTATTCAACGACATGTAATGAATCGTTCTCAAGTTAGAGATTTGATGAATAGACCTTTCTTTAGAAAGTCTGCATTAAAGATTTATTATCTAGTGGCCCTAACTATGAAACACGAAGCTATGAAACAGCTTTGTATGATAGAGAAAATCAAGAAGAGTTTAATAAAAACAGATTTGAAGTTCTAGAATACTGGGGTGTCATGGACAAGAACCTAGTAGAAGAAGCAGGAATTGAATTACCTGATGACATCAAAGATGAATTAGACGAAGTACAAATTAATGCATGGGTATCAAATGGTTATATCTTACGTTTAGTCCTTAATCCTTTTACACCAGCCAGAGTACCTTTCATGGTTTGTCCTTATGAGATTAATCCTTATCAATTCTTTGGAGTCGGTGTTCCTGAAAATATGGATGATGCACAAACAATTATGAATGGTCATGCAAGAATGGCTATTGATAACTTAGCATTAGCAGGTAACCTAGTCTTTGATGTGGATGAGACGATGTTAGTACCGGGTCAAGATATGACTGTCTACCCTGGAAAAATCTTTAGAAGACAAAGTGGTCAAACAGGTCAAGCTATTCATGGATTACGTTTTCCAAATACTGCACCTGAAAACTTACAGATGTTTGATAAGTTTAGACAACTAGCTGATGAGTCTACTGGTATTCCTTCCTATTCACATGGTACAACAGGAGTGATGTCAACAACAAGAACAGCTTCAGGTATGTCGATGTTAATGGGAGCTTCAGCTTTAAATATTAAAACAGTTATTAAGAATGTTGATGATTACTTATTAAAACCTTTAGGTGAATCTTTATTCTTTTGGAATATGCAATTTAATCAAAATATTCCTGAGATACAAGGTGACTTAGATGTTAATGCAATGGGTACATCTTCTTTAATGCAGAAAGAAGTACGCTCACAAAGACTAATGACCTTTATGCAAGTTTCATCTAATCAGTTCTTAGCACCATTTATTAAATGGAATAATATTATTAAAGAGATTGCAAAGTCTTTAGACATCGACCCTGAGCAAGTGGTTAATGACCCAGAGAAAGCTCAGTTAATGATGAAAATGATGGGAGATATGAATGGAAATCAACAAACTCAAGGCCCTAACCAGCAACAAGGCGGTATGGGAAATACTGGAGGAGTACCTGCAGGTGCAGCTATCACAGACACACAAGGGTCTGGAGGTGGCAACATCGGAGTCGGAACTCCACAGACTCCAGGGGAAAGCGGCTTTACTGCACCAAATACTCAACCTGAGGGAGCAATTGAATAATTAAATGGCATTATCAGATATCTTAAAAAAATATTCCGAAGAAGCTAGAGAAGGAATTATGGCAAAAGACCCTGAATTAGATAAGGGTATTATGCCTTACAAAACATCAAAAGCAACTACTCCTGTATATAATTTAGATACTGATACAGTTACAGAAAGAGTTTCAGTTAATTTTGAACCATCAGGTTTAATGAAAGCAACTGAAGGTATTGTTCCTTATCAAACAAAAGATTTATTTGAACAACCAACAATGCCTGAAGGAACAACTACAGGTATTATGGGAACAATGCCACAAGCAACTACTAAGCCTGTAACTGAAGAAGCTCCTTTTATGCCTGATATGGGTTTACCTATTCCTACACCTGAACCTGTAGAAGCTCAGCCTTTTATTACAGGTCCTACTAGTGTAATATCTTATGGTACAACAGAAGAAGGTACACCTAGATTATTAACTAATATTACAACAGGCGAAACTGTTTATGCTGATACAGGACAGCCTTACACACCACCATCAATTGATGATGGAGTAGATGTAGATGTTGGTGAAGATGAAGAGATTCCAGGTTGTCAATCAGGATATGTCTATGACCCTGTTTTAAAACAATGTGTACCTATTCAAATAACACCTGAGGATAATGATAAACCAGAAGAATTTTTAAATAAACCAAGAGATATAGGCCCTTTAGCTAAAGCAACAACACAGATAACTGATGTTTTAACTCAAAGAGATGAACAAGGCAATTTTATCAATATGCCAGCTTATGGTGAAGACTTTAATGCTACTATAGATAATTCTAGTTTTTTAAGTAACTTTGGAATTGTTGGTAAGCTAGTAGATAAACTTTTAATTAAAGGTCCTGCTGACGCTGCTTTAAATGAATTAGGAGCATCTACTGAAGGTATTAATGTAAGTAAAAATGATGATGGTACATTACAAGTTAATATCACAGAACAAGGTAAATATAATTTTGGTCAAGTTCAAACACAAGAATCTTTAAAAGGTAATTTAGCTTCTACACAAAAAACAGATTCAAAAGGAAATATTATTAAAGCACCCAATGGTCAAAATATGATTATTGGCCCTATAAAAGTTAATACTTTTGGAAAAACTACTGATGCTTTTGTAGGTATGCCAGATAAAGAAAGAGAAGAACAAATTGCAAAAAATAAATCTATTGCTGATAAAAAACAAGCTGAAAAAGATAAAATTAAAGAACAAGGATTTACAAGTATACCTACATCTGCTCCTAAATCTATTAGTGGTGAAGGTCTTCTTGGTGGTGGCCCTGGTAATACAAAAGATAAAGACAAAAAAGATACTCCAAAATATACACCAAAACCTGAAACAAAAACTGATATAAAAGATATTGAAAAAGATTTAGATAAACTTTTAGCAGAAAATGAAAAGAAAAATAAAAAAGATAGTGGTGGTGGAGGCGGAAACTCTGGCGGTGGTGGAGGTTGTGTGATAGCTACTCACGGTGTTTCTACTGGAGGATTTACTCTTATGGAAAAAGCTAAAGCAGAATTATGGTGTAAAAAAACATATCATGGTAAATGGTATGGGGAAATTTTCAGAAAAGGGTACAGAGCAGTAGGTATGAAACACGTCAATAATGGAACAGCACCTAAAGTTTATCAAGAATTTAAAAATTTTATAGCATATGGAAGAGGGATAAAAAAAGATTGGAAATCAGCTATCAATTATTATTACAGAACAATAACCTTTTTTATTATAGGTTTATTTATAGGAGATAAGTAATGGAAGAAGAAATGATGAATCAGGAAGGGATGATGACACAACCACCTCAACCTACGCCTGAACCTACTCAAAGCCGTTTAGTAAAAGTATTGGGTGATAGAGTAGAAAATAATTTACAAAATCTTAATGAACAAGAGATGCAATTAATTACTCAATTAAATGTTCCTCAGTTTAGAGAGTTTATGTCAAAAGTTTTTGGCCCTGAGTTTTCTATAATTATGAAAACCAGAGTACCAGAGCCACAAGCTCAACCACAACCAGTTTCACAACCCAGTGAAAGCCCTGCACCAATGACTGGTGAGGGAATGATGACGCAGCCACCCTCTCAATAGAGGCCCTGCATATAGGGGCGACCTGAATCCAACAGCACCCCAAAGGAGATAAAATGGAAGACGACAAGAAATCTGACGTTGTTGAAGAACAAGTTTCTGAAGCAACAGAAGAAATCGCAACTCCTACACCATACAAGAATCCTGATAGGAATCTAATGGACAAGGAAGACGAAAAGACAGCTACTGAAGAATCACAGAATGAGTCTGACGAGACGAAATCTAAAGAGGAACACCCTGTCGGAGTAGAAGATGCTGTATTTAAGAAGCGTTATGATGACTTAAAACGGCATTATGATGAAACCGTATCTAAACATAAAGACGAACTCATCAAACTTAAAAAAGAAAAAGAAGCGATATCTAAACAACCAATTTTTAAAACTAAAGAAGAATTAGAAAATTGGCGTAGAGACTATCCAGAGATGTATGATTCTGTCATGCAAATTACTTCTGAAGCTCAACTTAAAACAAAGCAAGAATTACAAGAAGAAATGTTGGAAGTAAAACGACAACAGGCTAGACTTGCTAGAGAAAAAGCTGAAGTAGAACTTGCAAAGACACATCCTGATTATAAAGAAATCAGGGAGAGTAAAGATTTCCATGAATGGGCATCTGTACAAGACAAAATGGTACAATCTTGGCTTTATGATAACATAGATAATTCTATCGCTGCTGCTCGTGCAATTGATTTGTATAAGTATGACAGAGGTCTTTCTACTAAGAAAGTTTCTGAAAGTGCTAAAAGAGAAGCGGCTAAATCTGTATCTAAAACAAAAGTATCAGAAACACCTTCTGATAAAAAGATATGGAAGTGGGATGAAATACGTAAACTAAAGCCTTCTGAGTATGATAAGTTTGAAAAGGAAATCGATATGGCTAATAGAGAAGGTAGGATTCAATAAAAAAAAGTCATAACAACTTTAAATAACAAACAATAACAAAAGGAGAAAAACGATGGCATTTACTAAATCAAGTGGATATGCTAACTTACCAAACGGTAACTTTAGCCCAATTATCTACAGCCAAAAAGTCCAAAAGTTTTTCAGAACTGCATCTGTTGTAGAAGCTATTACAAATACTGACTACGCAGGTGAGATTGAAAACTTTGGCGACACTGTAAACATCATCAAAGAAC